CGCGGGCTGGAGGCGATGGTGTAAGGCAAGCCGCCTTGCGCTTTCAGGACCTTATTCTGCTGGCGAAACGTCTTGGCTTTGTTGAACTTGCCGTAGCGGTAGGTTATCCCTGGCCATGGATATTGAATCGCCTTGATTTCTTCCTTCAGTTGCGGGCCGATTACATCGCCGTACTTCGCCATGATTATCGGCACACGCAACAGTAGCCGGCTGGATGTAAACCCGGTTAGCTTTAGATCAACAGTAATCCTAGCCATCGACGTACACCGCGAGTCGGATGCGGTCACCGATAACGCTCTGCATGATGCCGCCGATCAGCCCTGTGGAGCCGTAGGGGTGGCGCTCCTGCAATACCTCACATCTGGCGGGCGACTTGCCGCTGAACGTCAACAGCCCCCTCACGCCGGCCTGGATTCTGGCGTCTAGGGCTTGTGGGTTGACCGCGTAGCCGTCATAGGTGAGCCGGTCAGTGTCCACGCCGGGGAACCCAGACCCGCTCCGGCCACCCTCGCGCAGGAACAACGACACGGTGATCTGCTCGGTGTTGGGGACGATGTTGCCGGTTGCTGGATCCTCAACGGTGCCGATGTCCACAACATCGAATGTTGCCGTGGCGTTGACCTGGCCTAGAAGCGCGCTGCTCATGGTTTAGTTTGCCGCCTGAGGCAACCTAGGGGAAGGCAGGGACGGCATGACAGAAAATCTAGGTGATGCGCTGCTGGTCGTCCGCGCCGACACCACGCAGCTGGAGGCAGGTTTCAGGCACGCTGAGGAGCGGGCTCGCCAGGCTGGGGCAGCCGCTCGGGATGCGTTCCAAGCGCCAGCGAACAGCATCGCGGCATTGCAGGCAAGGCTTGCTGAACTGCGCCAGGCCTTCAACGTCGCAGAGATCGGATCAGCTGAGTTCAACAAGCTGCGAAATCAAATCCTGGGGGTTGAGGCAGCGCTGAAAACGGCGGGGGCGGCAGGGAATAGTCTCGCAACGCTTAACGCCAAGCTGCAAGGCCTGCAGCAGGCCCTGCAAGCGGTTGAAATTGGCAGCCAAGCATTCCGCAACATCGACGCGGAAATCAGGAGCATTCAGCAGCAGCTTGCAACGGTCGGCGCATCCGCCAACAGCCTTACGGCGCTGAATGCCAGGCTGCAGGAACTGCAGCAAGCCCTGCAGCGGGTTGACGTTGGCTCCCAGGCGTTCCGCGACCTGCAACGCGAGATCCAGCGCACAGAGCGAACCCTGGCGACCGTCGGCGCGGCCGGCAACAGCATCACAGGGCTGAGCGCCAAGTTGGCCGGCCTGCAGCAGTCATTCCGATCGGTCGAGATCGGCTCGCAGGAGTTCCGCAAGCTCCAGCGCGAGATTCAGCGCACAGAGCGAGAGCTGGCCCGCGTCGATCAGACCCTGACGGGCCGGCTAGCCAGGGGTGCCCGTGGGTTCGGCGCAGAGGCCCTACTGGCCCTCGGGGCACGTGGTGCTGCCGCCACTGCGCCGGTGCTCGCCGCTGGCATGTTCCTGAAAAGCTCCATCGATCAGGCTGTTCAGCTGGAGACCGTCACCCGCAAGCTCACGGTGACCCTGGGCCCCCAGGGTGCCGCGGGTGCAATTAATTTCACCCGGGGGATCTCGCGGGAGCTGGGGCTGAGCTTTGAGACGCTGGTCGGGACTTACAGCAGCTTCACCGCAGCCGCAACGGCGGCGAACATCCCGATCGATCAGCAACGGCAGCTGTTCACGTCGGTCAGCCGTGCGGCGCAGGCCTATGGGCTGAGCAATGATCAGGTGGGCGGGACATTCCTGGCGCTGCAGCAGGTGGCCAGCAAAGGCACCGTCAGCATGGAGGAGCTGCGCTTGCAGCTCGCTGAACGCCTTCCCGTGGCGCTGTCGGCTACCGCCAAGGGGCTGGGCATCACGCAGCGCGATCTGATCAAGCTGGTTGAGTCAGGGAAGCTCACGGCAGTTCAGTTCTTCCCAGCTCTGTCCAAGGGGTTGGATGAGTTGACCAAGGGCGCGGCTGGGCTGGAGACATCAGCGCAGATATTCCAGCGGTTTAGCAATGTGTGGCAAGAGTTACAGCAAAGTGCAGGCACCAATTTGCTACCCGCCGTAACCGCGTCGGTCATCGAACTTACCAAGGCGCTGGAATACTCTAGGGATAAACAGGTTTCCGAGATATTTGCCGATGATTTCGGCCTGTCAATAGAAAGAGCAGAGCAGGCGGCTGGCGCCTTGCAATCTATACGGCAGCGCTATAACTTAACCGAGCGGCAAGCAAGAAATATCACTAGCCAGGCTTTCGCATCTACTGGCGTAGAACCTGATATTTTTCGCCAGCGAATTTTAAGCAACGAACAATTCTTAGATCTTCTGGGGCAGCTAAACATCAAAGCCGCCGAGTTCAGGAAAAACAATCGCGACACAACAGGCGAAATCAACGGGCAAAAAGCAGCACTTTCTGGCACCAACGATCAAATCCGCCTTCGCAACCAGGAGACACAGACATCCCTGGATCTGGAGCTCCAGCGCTCCAAGCTGCTGCAGCAGGAAACCAACGCCTCCGCTCGCCTGGCGGGTTCCCGTCGCACGCCAGGCCTCGATGAGGTAGGCCGCGCCAGCCTTGAGGCTGAGCTGACCGTTGGCGAGAAAATCAGGGCGCTGCAAATCTCCCGGCTGGAGCTGGCCAGGGAACAGGCCAAGCTGCCGGGCACCGGCGATGGCAAGGAGGGCACCCAGTCCCTCGCCAAGCTGGCGGAGCTGCAATCCCAGATCCGCACCGGCGAAATCGACGTGGCAGCGGCCCAGCTGCAGGGATCCAGGGCCACCGCTGACGCGCTGCGGAACCAGCAGGAGCGGGTTCGCCAGCAGAGGCTCGAATCCCAGGCCGCCGCAGATCGCCTCCAGATCACCCGAGAACAGACCGCGCTGGAGGCTGCCGCCGCCGCATCGCAGGGGCAGGTTTCGGCCACGGCGCTGCTTCAGCTCAACCAGCGTGCCTCCCTGGCGGAGAAGCTCCGGATTCTCGACGCGGCCCGCGGCGGCCTGGCCACCGAGCTGGCCAGGGGGCCAGAGGCTGACCGCGTGGTGATGGAGGAAATCTCCGGCCGGATCGCCCGCGCCAATGCCGATGTGCGCCAGGCCTACGCTGAGGCGGGGCTGCAGCTCACCACCAACGCCAGGACCGCAGCGGAGGCACTCCGGGGGGCACAGCAAAACCTGCGGGGTGTTCTGCGTGGCGGCTTCGATCTGCTGACCCCAGAGCTGCAACGGCAGCAGCTGCAGCAGGCGCGAGCGTCGATCCAACCACTCGTTGACCGAGGCGTGATCAGGACCGGGCTGGACATCAGCACTCCCGAGCGGCTTTTTGCTGTGGCCGGGTTCGCTGAGCAGCTGGTCCCGGCCCAAAAGGCGCTGGAAAATGCCATCAACGAAAACGCACGGGCAACCCTGGCCCTATCGGAGAAGGACTGGAACGTCTACGTTCAGGTTCCAGGATCTAGCCCTGTGCCGATGCCCCTCCCGCGAACATGATCACCATCAACGGGCTGACCTTCACCCCCCTCACCGCCCAGCCTTTCGGCTACGAGGGCGAGGCCAGGACCGGCCTGACGGCTAGGACCTTCCGCTGCGCCGGCCTGCTCACGCCGTCGCAGTGGGCCACGCTGGTGGGCATCTACGACACCTGGCGCGGCAACCGGATCGCCGACGCCGATACCCTCAGCTCGGGCACCGTCGGCAGCACCGTGGCGCTCACCACGGGCAGCATCAACGGGCTGACCGTCACAGCGCTGGCCTGTTGGTTCACCGAGGCTCCCACCGGCGAGCAGGCGGGCACTTACGTGTCGGCATCGTGCACCCTGGTGGATGCGGCGCAGGCACTGGCCGTGCTGCTGCGCCAGGAGGAGAAGGCTCGCCAGGGAAATGAAGCCAGGCTGCCGAACCTGGGCACCGTCACCCTGGGCGGCGCCGTGATCACGCTCACCAAGCCGATGGAGACGCGGCGCGATGGCCCCACAGTGTCCCTGTCACCTGGCGGGACGAGCATCATCAGCGGGGCGCTGGTGGCGCACAAGGTCCGTCAGATCGAGGGTTACATCAGCAGCGGAACCTTCGCCGATCTGCTGACCTGGTACGACACCACCATCGGCAGCAGTCCAGCTGCCGAGACCTGGTTCCCGATCAGCGAACCCACGGCTACGGCTGAGATCATCATCACCGGCGGGGCCAAGGCTACCCGTCACAGCGTTTCGCTCACTGCACTGCAGATCATCTGATGCCCAACGACATCCGCGCTACCTCAACATGCTCACTAGGCGTCATCGTTGACAACGCCAATATCGATGACAGCTACATCAATGGCGGCACGGGGCTGATCAAGACCACGGGTTCAGTGACGATCGATGGCTTGATTACACCAGCTGTCGGCACGCTAGTCACGTTCAGCTACACCAAGGGCGGCGTGACGCGGCAGATCCCCCGGGCGCTGCGGGTGTTGTCCAGCAACGCGGATCCGGCCACACGACGGACCGCCGTTGAACTGGGCTGCAAGCTGACGTATCTGGATGATCTGCGGGAACGGATCAACTGGCAAGCACTGGATGATTCGAGTAACACACTGACAGCCGACGATGCAAAGATCATTACCATCCCGATCCGAGCGCAAGGCGTTGCCCAGAAGTGCTTAGAGGAGCTGGGTCTGACGGCGGCAAGCTTCAGCCTGACCAACGCCTTCAGCATCGCGCAGTTCGATCTGTCCCCCGGCTACGTGCAGGTGCTGAGCGATCTGCTGGTGTCAGAATCTTTGATCGGCTACCTCAACACGTCGGAAGTTCTACAGGTCATCTCGCTGCAGCAAGAAGGCGGCACGGGTCCGGTGTTTGATCTCAACCAGCTAATAGGCTCAAGCAAGATTGGCTCCGG